TAAACCATCTTGGGCAGGACAATCCCACCCGCGAGCAATTTGAGCGCGTCAGAGAGGCGTGTGAGGCTGTCATTCTTTGACATGAGAGCAGCCACAGACGGTGCGTTCACGACGTGGTTGAAGACTGGCCGGTCCATCGGCCCCAGGGACAGCACCGGCACATTGCGTGCAGGGCTGTCAGGCAAGGGGGTAATGTCGATTGACTCTTCAATGCCTGCAAGGTCTTTGGCTGCACGCAGCAGAGCAATGACAGCAGGCTCTACGTCCTGCTGACTCTGTAGGTAAGCCCGCACTTACGGTGTCTCCCTCTTGTAGTTCTCGTAGAGCCATTGCCACGCATCTTCAAAGGTCAAGGCGTCGTGGTGGATGATCATAATGTCACCCCAACCCAGAACACCTACCTTCCAGGGTTTGCCCTCTTCCCCCACCTTGGGGTTATTGAACACGTACACCTTGGCGGTGGGAATGGAATGGTGAAAGGCAGTCACCGCCTCTTTGTCACTCTTTTTCACTGTCTGCTACTCTCCTGTAGGCAACGGGCAAGTCTTTGTAGTATGAACCGTAGCTTATCCCCGTCAGGGACACAACGCAAGAGAACGACGTACCGTTGTCCAGGGCGATCCTGAGCAACGTCTTGGGCACGCGCTCCCCACGGGTGAGCTGAATCTGGCGGATAGCCACCAGTGTGCTCAACACTTCCGGCTCAAACTTGCCCCCAGGGGCATTCTTCTTCAGCTTCGCGGCAACGAACTTGACGTTGATACGCACGATTTTGGCGAGCTGGTTGAGGCTGAACAGCTCAAAGCCGTGCAGCTCACGGGCCATCTCCAGCTTCACGTCACGGTCAGCGTTGCGGCTCTCAATCCAATACTGCTTGGCGAGGCGAAGCCCTGCAAGGTTACGGTCTTCCACTACTTGCCTTCCTTTGTCGGGGTCATCTGGTTCAGTTTGTCAAGGAACTCTTTGCCGTATTTCTCAGCAACAGCAGGTTCAATGACCCAGTAGCCGTTGCACAGCTTGACCGGAATCATCGTGGGTTCTGGGATGAGGCCACCCTTAGCAAATTCCACTACTTCACTCCTGTTGACGAGATGGTCTTAGCACCTGATTTTTCATTCTGGATAGTAACCATGCCAGCCTCTTCCAGGGCCTGCACAAGGTCAAAGAACTCCCGCGAGCGCAGATCATTCTTGAAGTGCCGGTACGCAGCCTTCCAGTTGACCTCACCGCCATGCTCGTCAATGAAGTCAGTCAACTGATCCTGACGACGCTTCCACGTTGACGCCGAAATCTTGTTAGCCATGCCCACCATGTGCTCATACCACGAGCCACAGTAGTTGATAGCTGCCAGCATGTGCTTCAGGCCAACCTCGTCGTGCATATCCCACATTGCCAGGAGCGTTGCCGCCTTGAGCACAGAGTTGGACAGACGGCTTGCTGCCGCCTCCACAACCTCAGACTTGTCAGAGCCCTGAGCGGCGTCCAAAGCCTCCGTGATGAACTTGTTCCACCGCTCCCATGCCTCCGGGGTGCAAAGGACAGGGACAGTCTTCTCGGTGGGGTCAGCCCAGCCTTCCCAGTGGTCCCGTGCCTCCAGCATCCGTACCTTCATAGCGTCAAAGATCGGATCACCGTTCTTGACCTCCCAGGGATCGCCCTGCTCCACGTAATCGGACTCTTTGGTACGAATAGGAGCGTCAGCCCTGACGTAGATGAAACGGGTCAGGAAGCCTGACTGGAAATCCTCAAGCGTCAGGTACTCGGCCAGTTGCTTCTCAATGCCCATCGTGAAGAGCACAAGGGCCACACGAGCGCCCTTACGCTGCTGCTCCGACTTCTCACCGGACGCACGCAGCTTGCCCGTAACCTTGCCGTCGTAGATTTCGGTCAGTTCACCCTTGACACCCTGAAGGTAGGGCTTGGCGTCAGCCTCTTTCATGAATGACTGAATTTCGTCACGGTGCAGCAGGGCCGAACGGTTGGCGTTGCGGCGCAGAGCCTCATCCAGACCTTCAGCGGTAAACTTGGAGCCCAAGTCATACGGGTAGGCCTCAGTCTCCAGGGCCTCCACCATGGAGAGCATGAGGTGCTTCGTGGTGGACTTGCGTGACAGGGTTGTGCTCCCCAACACCATGAACCACAAGTTGAGCGGGAGAGGCCCCCACTTAGGCTGGGCGTGACCAAAGTCAGCAAAGACCGTGGACAGGATGGTGAACGCCCCGGCTACGTGGTACTCGTGGGCTGCATCCGTCTTGGACGTGGCCCACGCGAGGTAATCGTCAATGAACGTGCGGGGCAGGTTTTCCTTCTCGTACTGGGTGAGGAAGTCAACACCCTTGGGCTTGGGACGCGGGGCAACCGTGATAACGGCGTCCTCGTCAAGGTCATCCCGCTCGTCACCCTCGATGGTGTTGCCGTACTTGTTGCGGGCACGCTGAACGTCATCCCACAGCAGCTTGGCTGCTCCCGATACCTTGTCACGCTTCCACTTGTTCAGCGGTGACTTCTCGGCAATGACGTAGGCAAGCTTGTCAGCCTCATCATCGGACAGGCCACCCTGGGCGCTGAGTCGGAAGACCTCATTGTAGAGCAGGTACAGGGCCTCAGAGCCAGAGCCGCCCTTGTTGAACTTACGTCCCAAGAGGTCTTCAAGCACACCGGAAGACTGAATGGAGGACAGAGCCGCCGTATAGGACGGCATGGCCTCTTCAGGGAAGGGCTTGGGGTCAAAGATCATCTCAGGCACGAGCGCGTAGGACTCGCTGAACTGGGCAGTGGTGTAGGTCTCGCCCGTGTACTCCACGGTCACGTCAAAGGACTCAACACCCTTGATGTAGTCCTCAGACTCGGGGTTGGAGTATTTGGTGTTCTTGGTCCCAGGGACGCGGAGCAGCTTGGTAGCGCTCCAGCCGTTGTCATAGCCAGTGGTCTTCTTAGGGTGCTCCAGCGATACGCTGTGTGCCAGCCCTTCCAGGGTGGCTACGTCGTTGCTGTCCTCCACGAGCCACAGGACGTGGGTCTTCTCGGCGGACGTGCGCACGATGCAGGACGGCGTGGCGTACAGGTTCTCAGGCTTGAAGAGGTCAGCGTCACCGTAGACCACTTGTGCTGTCTTGACGGCTGAACGTCGGCGCTGGGGTGCCTTGAAGAGCACAGGGGTGTAGTAAATGTCCTCGTGGCTGTACTTCTCCACGTAGGCCAGCAGTTCTTCCTTCTGGATGGGCCACTCAAACCACTTGTGGTTTCTCAGGTCTCCGTCATCCATGCGGGCAATGTCGGCGTAGCCCTCTTGCTCGCCCCATACGAAATCCAAAAACTCGCGCTGCACGTCCGTCACCGCTCTCCTTCCTCCAAAAGTCCTACTGTATCACAGTGAAACATATTCCATTATCCTTTGGGTAAAGAAAAGCCCCTTTCGGGGCCTTCCCTAGTCTTCGTCTGGTTGATCCTGGGTGCAACACGAGCAGTAGCCGATGATTACCTCTTGCCCGTCACGGGTACTGCGTGCCACGTTGCACTTCCTTTCAACGATTGAGTGAGGTGAGCGGGATTCGAACCCGTGCCCGCTTGCGCGAGCCGACACTTTCATGCCCTAGACAACGCCTTACTACCTGCCTAGACTCTGCCACCCCATGCGAGCAGTTTATCACTCATGCTCAGGAGTTAGGTGGCTGGTATTCTAAAGGCCCACTTAGCTTCATACCCCTATCGTAAGAGCACCACCCTTCACCCTGCTAGAGAGCGAAGCCACCGGCCTTCTTAGCGCCAGCCTTCTTTGCAGCGGCGGGGCCAGCAGTACCCGCCAGAGGTGCGAACTTCTTGACCTCGTTGTCCTGCACGAGAGAACCGTCCGGGTTCTTCTCGGCCTCTTCTCCGGGCTTGACGTACTTGTCCTTGACGATGACGTACACCTTCAGTTCCTTGCCGATCAGCTCGTCTTCGTCAGCAATGGTGAACTTCCGCTTGCCGGAACCGTCAGGCTCGCTCATGGAGGCGTAACCGATGGCTGCCTGAATGTCGCGCTGGGTGAAGATTGCCTCCATCCACAGGCAAGACTGGACAAAGAGCTTGCGCCCGTCGAAGTCGCCGCCGATGACCTTCAGCTTGTAGTTGAACATCGGCTTGCCCAGGTTCTTCTGAGACTTGGACTCTTTCTCTTCCACGTCTTCAATCTCGACGTGGTACCAGTCCTTCGGCAGGGGGGCGAAAGTTCCGCCGGTTGCAACGTCTTCGTCAATGATGAGTGCTTCGCGTGCCACTATGGGTTACGTCCTTTTTCTTTGGTTTCTGTGAATTTGTAGCTGTAGTGCTGTGTAGCTGTTGTTACTCTGTTGGCGTCTTCTCACCAGTGAGGTACTGGAAGAAGGTTGCCATGTCCGGGTTCACAAGCTGCTTGGGCAGTCTGTGCTCCAGACGGCTTCCGGCATCAATGCGCTCCGTGCTCGTCAACTGTAGCACACGCACCGTTTCACCGTCCCCGTCCTCTGCCTTCGCAAGGTAGGCAATGGTATCGGGAATCTTGGGAATGTCCACGATGGACTTCTTACCCAGGAAGTAAGGGGACAGGAGCACAGAGCCAAGGTTATCATCCTTGACCTTCTCCGTGTGCGCAATGTAAATCGCGTTGTACGGAGCTTCCTTGTCCTGGAACTGCGTGACCAGCCACGTCAGGTTGTCAGCGATCTGTGCCCACATGGCGAAGTCAGACGACTTGTTCTTCCTGATGTAGTCACGCTTGATGATTTCCTGGATTTCACCCAGCGTGTCAAAGACAATCGTCTTGAACGGGGTTTCGTTGTCCAGAACCATGTTCACGAGAGCTTCAATCTCAGACCATGTGCGGACGTTCACAACCTTGATGCGGCCCTTGGGGTACTTGCCTGCAAAGGCGGTGGTGCCGTCCTCAGCAGCTACCCAGAGGATCGGGTACTTGCCCTCAACCTCAGCCATCGTAGCTGCCAGCGTGGACTTACCCACGCGGTGCCTGCCGTACAGCAGGAAGGTGTGCTTGTCTGTAGCCTCAGTCGGCTCGTCCAGCTCCAGCCCCAACCCGCTCAAATCGAAATCTGCAAATGGATCAACCTCTTCAACAGTCTTAGTCAACTGGTGCGCGTCCCTCTCGTTGGCATGTGTAGCATTCAGAATCGCTTGGGAGTTCTTCAACTCTTCCACTTGATGAATAGTTCCACACTTTTTGTGCCCTGTCAAGTACCTTATCGGCAAATCTTGGGCTGTAATTTTCGGTGTAAACGTACATGTCCTTGAGGCTCGCTGAGTCCCTGGGAATGTACGCAATGGCGAATTTCTTCACCTTGTACCCTGCCGCAATCGCACCCTTGCAATAAAGGTGCTGCTGGCTGCGGTACTGGATACTGGGGCCGTTTACCATTGCGGCCTGTCTGGTGTTCTTGCCTACCAGCTTGTAATCAACAATAGTGCTCCGGTGGGGCAAATACAAATCCATCGTGCCCTTGATGATTCCGTAGCCCTCAATCTCGCCTACAGTCACCTTCTGCTCGGTGATAGCCCCTGGAATATTGTTGTGGTGCTCAGCCCAATAGTGAAAGGCAGTCCCCAAACGGGGATACCAGCCAAAGGACTGCTCTTTGAGCCCCAACATGTCCAAGCCAAGGCAGTAGGCACACGCACCCAAAGATGACGGGCCTACCAACCTTTGCTTGTCACGCTCTGACTCGGCACTCAGCATTTCACGGAGTTCGTTAGTCAGTGATTTCAAATGCGGCCCTTCAATTGCTGCCGCTGCGAGACTGTCATGCCGCCCCGTACACCCCACTGCTCATCGTTGCCGATGGCGTCTGAGAGGCATTCGACACGTACAGGGCATGTCTTGCAGATAGCCACGGCCTCTACTGTGTGCTCATCGTCGTAAGGTTCTTCGTCATCCTGGGAGTCCCCAAAGAACTTGCCGGAATCTACGGCACAAGGGACTCGGGGGGATGATGCTAGCAGTTCAAGAAAAGTCGATGCGATCTTCGATCACGTCCCAAATCAAGTCGATGTTGTCTTTGCACTGAGCCATTGTCCGGTAGATTTCGTAGAACTTGTGGCCGAAAGCCGCCTTATGGAACACTGACCACTCGATAACGTCCCACTTACGTGGGTCCGTCTCTTCAGGGAAGGAATCTGCCATGTCCTCAAGGCCCTGATCCAGCTCTTCCTTCAGCTCAAGGAACAGAGCGCCTACGTCGATCTGGAACTGGTTGAAGGCCTCTTGCTCGCCCTCTTCAAACTGTTCCTGAGCCTTGCGGGCTGCGTTGATGGTGGCAGTCTCACCGCTGTAGAGGTTCTTGAGGATGGTCAGGAATTTACGCTTGTCAACAGTCACTCTTTAGGCTCAATCCTGTAGAAACGTTCGAGGGTGTACTTGCCATTCACGCGCAGCGTGAACTCCGCGTAATTTCCTGTGACCACCATGCCGACTACGTGGCTAGCGTCAATCCCAAAGACCTCGGCAACCGCGCTGACTTTGCTGATCCAGTTGCTCTGGCTCAACGGTTGTTCCCCGATCCCTGGAGGACGCCACGAGCCTTGCGGTCAGCGAGCTTGTTCAGGTTCGCCGCCATGACACCCGCCTCTGTGCCACCCAGCAGGTAGATGAACTGGGCCGTGTGGTTCCAGATGTGGCAAAGCTCCACGGCAATAGCCTGCTCCCGCTCGGAGAACAGGAAGCCGTCATCGTCACGGATCGACTTCTTCAGGATGCCCTGAATCTTGCCATGCGAGACAACAATGTCCACGAGCGTCAGGCCCTTGCTGACGTGGTGAATGTCTGTGTTGGTCTGCTGGAGCACCCAGTCAAGCTGGAAGCCAAGAGCGTCAGCAGTCGCCGCGACGTACCACTGAATGTCTCCGCACTCGCTGAGTGCTTCCTTGGTGTCTGTGCCGTTGAGCTTGCCGTAGAAGCCCTTCTTGGCCTCAGCGTAGACCTCGGCCAGCTCCCCAATCTCAGACCCAAGCCCTACGATGGTGTAGTCAACTTCACGGTCATTCGGGTAGATAGCAGTGCTCAAGGCCTGTATCTGGTATTCGTTATACGTTGAAATGGTGTGTCCCTCTCATAAAAGCGGCGGATACGTGATAGTCAATCACCTATCCGCCGCTATGTCAAGCTATTTGCTAAAAGTTTCCCGCGTCAGGGCCGTTGACGTGGAACGTGGTCAAACCCAGTTCGCGCCACATGCGGAGCACACGGTGCCGGTCATCGTACACACCCAGGATGCGGTAGTTCAGGGGCCGAATGTGCTTGTTGAACAGCTCGTGCTTGATGATGCTGTCTTCGCGCTTGTTGCCCTCTTCGGTGGGGCGCATGAGCAGCCCGTCATACTTGATGCCGTGGGAGTCCAGCCACTTCTCCGTCACGTCACGGTAGACCTCATCACGTCCGCTGACAATGTAGATGGTGTGCTGAGCCTCGCGGTGCAGGGTGAGCGCGGTGGCAACGTCGTGGTTAGGCGTGTCCTTCCACACAGCAGCCCCGTCGTAGGGTGAACGGTCCCCCATGATTGCCAGCGTACCGTCAATGTCAAAGATGACAGCGTTCAGGCGGGGGTAGTCCGGTACAGGAGGCTGCACGTAGGGTTCGATCTTGTTCTTTGTGCTCGGGGTGTACTCCACCACCTTGTCAAGGTTCCGGCCCTTGATGAAGCGTTCGTGCTTCTCAACGATCACGTCTGCCGGAACCTGCTTTCCACTCCACTTACCACGCTCAGCGTTGTTGCTCAACACCTGAAGCAGTGGGACGTGGCGGAAGTCCTGGACCTCAACCGGCACACCCAACTCAACCCCCAGCTTCAGCCACTTCTTCACGGAGCGGTCAGGGAGGTGCGTGTCAGAGATGACCACCCGCGTGCCCTCAGCAAGGTAGGAGCGTACCAGCTTGTCCTGGAGGCGGGTCACGCGCTCTTCGTCTTCCTGCTTGCCCGTCCAGTAGCAGCCAAAGAGCTGCAAGCGCAGCTCATCCCGCTCCACGATGGCGACGTTGCCTGCAAGGCTGGCAAATGCCTTAGCCCATGTGCTCTTGCCCGAACCGGGCAGTCCACGGGTGATGATGATTTCTGCTGTCACAGGGTGACACTCTCCTTTGTAGCACTGAAGGGCACATGCCCCGGCTTGATCTGCTTGTCTACCCAAGCATGTGCCTTCTCGACGTTGAAGTCAAGCATGGCGAACAGCGGGGCTGACAATTCCTTGTGGTTAGCCATAATGTACTGGGCCTGCTCTTTGCGCGGTACCAAGTAGGGGACATATGCAAAGGCATCCAGAACCTTGCCGTTTAGGTCTTCCCACTCCCCGTCAAGCCTCTGTGCTACCTCCAAGGCCCACGGCTGAACCTCATCCGGCAGACCCTCAATGAGGTCTGCTGCTCCGTCCTTGAGCCACGCGTCGTACACGCGGGCCTCAGTCAGCCCGAAGATAGCCGCGTGCAGTTCCTTGTAACGAGCACCCTTGAGCTTGAGGTGGTCAACGACGTTCAGGTACTCATCCAGAATGTCCAGGACGTACCCTTCCTCGTCGTCAGGGATGGGCAGGGCGATAGCCTCAGCCAGCGTCATGATTGCAGGCTGACCCTCCACAAGCACCCAGTTGGGCCGGTACTTGATGAGGCCGGTACTGTTATCCACCGCTCCCAAGTTGATTACCTCGTCACGCTCGCCGTAGTCCAGCACAATCCGATTCTCGGGGAATACAATCTCTGCGATAGCCGTCCAACCCTCAGACGTGATACGGCGGGAGATAGTGGCCTCCGTGGCATGTGTGGCCTGTTCAGACGTGAAGCTGCCCCGTGTTGCCCAACCGTGGTGCCCCTCGTAGCTCCAGTGAATACCCAGTGAGCCGTCTTCCTTGCGGGTCAGGCGTACCTGAGTGTCCAGGGGGTATTCGTTGGCAGACGGCTCGCCGTAGTTGAAGAACTTGCGAGGTCCACGGGCAATGACTTCATCCGTGTCCATGTCCACGATGAGACCCCGGCAGTGCTTGGTGACGTTGTTCCAGCGCCGTTCGTAGGTGGCCTTGTCGGTGTAGTTGAAGATGTGCAGGTTCTTCAGTGTGGGGTGGCTCTGCTCTTTGACATAGCCAAGCTTGAGTTCGGCCAGCAGCTTTGAAGAGCTGAACAGTTCAGTGAATTTCATGGGCTATGCCTCATCCAGGACGTTGGGCTTGAGGCCCAGCTTGAACTCAACGGGGTAGGACTTCATGGCCTGCTCAACCTGGATGGGGGTCATGTGCTGCTTGAGCAGCTTGGCGTCCACGACTTCAACGGTGGAGGCCTCAATGTCCTCGGGAGTGACCAACGTCAGGGCCTCTTCCACGTCGAAGTAGCGGTTGGGGGTGATGTTGAGCTTCACGTTGCCGATGGCCTTCGTGTCCTTGTTGAACTTGCCAGCGTCCATGAGTGCGCCGATCAGTTCGGACTTGGCCTTGGTCAGTTCAGCGTTGGCTGCGTCAGCCTTGACCTGTGCGCGGAGGGCAATGTCAGCGTAGTATTCCAGTTCCTTGAGTGTGGGCTTCTTAGCCATTTTCGGTTCTCTCCTAGAATTTCGTGGTGATGAGGTTGGCGTGGGGATTTTCCTTGGCGATCAAGGCGCGGTATATGTCGGCCCCTGCCTCAGAATCGAACTTCATGGCTTTTGACTTCACAGTCGTGGTGCCGTGTTCGGTGAGCCACACGAAGTGTCCCGTGTCAGTCTCTACCTGGATGCCGCAACCTGCCATTTTCGGTTCTCTCCTACCTAGCAGGAAGGCCCCATGCCTTCCCTGTATCTCTACAGTAAGGGCACGGGGCCTTCGGTGTCAACTCTTGAGTTGGTTTATTTTTTCGGGGTGCCGTCAGCCTTCCAACAGGTGCAGGTGTAGGCGTTGCTGACGGGGGACTTGGCTGCTCGGGGGCAGTGTGCGGCGTGATCTTTCATCCGTCTATTCTACTCCTGAGCCGCGTGACGTTCTTTGAAGTAGTCAAACAGGGCTTCGTAGACCTGCTCCTGGACTTCCTGACTGAAGCTCATCTCACGGCCCTGACCGTCGATCACGTACAGGCCTACGGCACTGTCTACGCCCACGGAGTGATGCACAAAGCAGTCATCTGCGTCAGCGTCCGTTGCCACCATGTACTGCGTGAATCCTGCACGGTTGAGTGTTCCCACTTCATACCCCCTGATATTCGATCTGACCACTCATCCAGAGCAGTTCAAAGTCCTCAATGGTAAGACGCGGATTGTCCAACCAGTATTCCAGCAGTTCAGGGCTGGCGAACTTCTCAGCCCGCCGTCTGCTGCCTGTAAAGAGCGTGTACCCATCTACATGCTGCTCACGGCCCTCTTTGTTCACG